GGTGAACTTCATCGCCTGGTGCTTCGGCAAGGTGCCCGACTGCGAATTCATCCACGCCAGCTACTCAAGCGCCCTGGCCACGAACAACAGCACCAACGTGCGGGGCCTGGTACAGCACGAGGCCTTCAAGGAGATCTTCCCGGGGCTGCAGCTGGCCAGCGATGCCCAGCACCACTGGAAAACCTCTGAAGGTGGCGTGATGTATGCCACCGGCACCGGCGGCACGATTACCGGCTTTGGCGCGGGCAAGCACCGGGAGGGATTTGGCGGTGCCATCATCATCGATGACCCACACAAGGCCGACGAAGCGACCTCTGATGTGATCCGCAAAGGGGTGATTGACTGGTTCCAGAACACGCTGGAGAGCCGCAAGAACAGCCCAGACACGCCCATCATCGTCATCATGCAGCGCCTGCACGAGGAGGATCTGGCGGGCTGGCTGCTTGGAGACCGCGGGGCGGACGGCAAAGGCCCGGCCGTGGCTGGCGGCAATGGTGAGGTGTGGGAAAACCTGTGCCTGTCCGTGTGGAACGAGGATGAGACGCCGCTGTGGCCTGAGAAGCACGACGCCGACACTTTGCGCCGCATGGAGCAGGCTGCACCCTACGTCTTTGCCGGCCAGTACCGGCAGCTACCGGCACCGCCTGCCGGGGGAACGATCCAGCCTGACATGCTGCAGGTCGTGGATGCCATCCCGCACAACGTGGTGGAGTGGTGCCGGGGCTGGGACCTGGGCGCCTCGGCATCGGGCGACTTCACTGCCGGTGGCAAGGTAGGGCGCCTGAGCGATGGCCGCTACATCATTGCCGACATGAAGCGCGAGCAGTTCGAGACGAACAAGCGGGATGCGCTCATCAAAAACACGGCCATGGTTGACGGCCGCATCCTGAAGCAAAGCCTGCCGCAGGACCCGGGCCAGGCCGGCAAGTCCCAGGTGCTGGCCTTTGCCAAGCTGCTGGCCGGCCACAACGTGCATTTCAGCCCTGAATCAGGCGACAAGGTCACGCGGGCCACGCCGCTGGCCAGTCAGATCAACGCAGGAAATGTGCTGATGCTTCGTGGGTTCTGGAACAAGGCGTTCACTGATGAGTGCCGCCTGTTTCCTTTTGGCAAATATGATGATCAGGTGGATGCGGCAGCGAGAGGGTTCAATGGGTTGCTGCAGCCTCAGGTGGGGATATTTACCTGATGTAATATCTATATTCATCCCGAGTATCTATTTCTTCTGGAAATGGACGATTTTTTATGGAAAGAAATGACAGATTTAATCTAACGGGTAGTTGTGGCTCGTAAATGTGAAAAATCGAAGATGTAGTTCCGTCGCCTTTGGCGACAGGCTCCGTCTCAACATTTATATAATTTTTACCAGTAAAATTATTCTTCTCTAGGTTCCATAAATAAGAGATGTAGCTATCATGTCTTGCATTTGAATAATAAATACAACTTGAGGCTGCGTGGAATTGCAGTTTATTTAATGATGTGATGTCTGATGCAAGATTGGTGGTACGAATACCCGTAGATGGTTTACGTACATTGTAGACAAGTCCATCATAAAGAAGGGCCATTAATTGATGGTTCAAAGGGAATGCGATGATTAAACCAAGGCTACTCATTCCTAGGACGCCTTTGTAATTTATATCTTGACGCAATGGGTTGCAGTATATGCAAGGCGCATCGCCAAAAATAAATGGCTTTCCTGATAAATTTTTAACTAGAACAATATCCAAATCTGCAAGTTTGTAGCTATGTTCGGCAGCAATTGCCATGCGTTGCAGCTGGAATGTTGAATCTACAGTTTCAACCATTGGCAAGACTGACAGAAGATCCTCTCTTCGGGCTTCATCTATTTCAGCATTAGAATTTATTGCCGCTTCAAGCCATAACTTAGTTAGGTTTGTATCAGTGCCTTTGGATGCTTGACGTGATGATTCCGTGCGTGTTCTCTGTACTGCAAGCCATGTACGAAAATGTTCTAACGTGTCTAGCGATAAAGATGCTGTATCGGTGCATGTGGATATTTCTCTAAGAGATTTCCCTGTCAAATTTTCCAGTTGAGCTAGCCTTTCTTCAACGTCAGAGGTTCCATAAAACCAAGCTTTACTAGATTGCCCCTTTATTGAGGCCGATGGGATGATCGATCCATCCGATAACTTCAATGTCCTAATTGATTTTCCATCCTCAGAAAACATTCGAAAATATCGTTGAGGAACGTAATGTTGATTTTTGCCAGCTGCCATGTCGTCTCCCTTTATAGGTAATGTAACGTGACTCCCTAGCATGTGTATTCATGCCAGAGATCATTACTAACTCCCTCGACGTCTCACGTGCCCGGCGTGAGTTCCTCGGCTCGCTGGGGCTCGACGCCAAGCGCCCCACAGCCTGGACCCAGTACGGTTACAGCCAGCATGTCAGCTTCGACATGCTCTACGCCGCCTACGAGCGGGGCGGGGCCGGCCATGGGGCCGTGCACAAACTGCTCGATGGCTGCTGGCAGAAGCTGCCGCGGATCAAACGGCCGAACAGCGACACAGAAAGCCCGTGGGAGAAGGGTGTAGGCAAGCTCCTGCGCAGCGTGCGGGCCATGGCCAAGCTCAAGGACCTGGATCGGCGCAACATGGTGGGCCGCTATGCGGCCATCATCTACCGGGTGGCTGACAGCAAAGCATTGGCCGAGCCGCTGCAGCGTGCGACGAAGCTGGTGGATCTGATACCGGTGTACGAGGACCAGCTCAAGGTCACCACCTGGCACACGGACCCGGAAGCAGAGAACTACGGCACGCCTGCCATGTTCCAGTACCGGAAGATCAGCCCGCCGGGCACCGAAACGCAAGGGCGCCCTGAGGAGTGGGCCGATGTGCACCCTAGCCGAGTGCAGATCCTGGCCGAGGGATCGACCGGAGATTTCTTCGAAGGCGTTCCGCTGCTACGCGCTGGCTTCAACCGGCTGGTGGATCTGGACAAGATCGCCGGCGGCTCGGGGGAGAGCTACCTCAAGAACAGCGCCCGGACCATCGTGTTCAAGTACGACGTAGGTGCCGCGCCCCAGGCCATCCCGGGGGACCACGGCGAGCCTGTCGCATCTGTGCGTGATGCCCATGAAACGCAAGCGCGGGCCCTGAACCGCAGCACGGATGCTGCCATCGTCATGCAGGGTGGTGACGCCACGACTTTGCAGACCTCGATCAGCGACCCTACAGGCCCCTGGACCGTGGCAGCCAATGAGTTCGCCGCATCGGTGCGTATCCCGTTCACCATCCTGTTCGGGCAGCAGACCGGGCGCCTGGCCAGCGACGAGGACAAGGCAGACTTTGCCAACCGCTGTGCCAGCCGCCAGGAGATGGAGCTCACGCCCATGCTGGAGGAGTTCATCACCCGCATGCAGGCGGCCGGCATCATCGAGGCCGGCGAATTTGAAGTGGAGTGGCCACCGGTCAATGCGCCCTCGGAAAAAGACAAGGCAGAGCTGCTGGGCAAGATGACCGCCGCAATGCAGCAGGCCTTTCAGGCGGGGCTGGTGGAGCCCCTGTTCGATGCCAACGAGCTGCGTGCTGTGATGGGCTTCGAGCAGCGCGCCGATGACGGGATGCCTACGGAAGGTGACCCTGCACAGACTGACCAAGAGCAGGAAGAAAATGCGCGAGCGCCCGCGTAACCCGGCGATCCCGGGCAGCGCACGCGACCGCACCGGGACGGCAGGCCTGCTGCGAAGCACCCTGGCGCAGATCAATCGCCGATTCGAGGGCCTGCGCAAGGATGTGCTGGCCATCTTCGATCGCATTCCGGTCTATGCACTGAACGATGAGGCTGCGCTGGTGCGCTATGGCATCACGCCCGAAGTGATGGACATGACCATGCTGGAGATTCAGGCGGCACTTGACCGGTGGATCCAGAACGGACGGGAGCCAAGGCACATGTTCTGGTGGGATCCGTTCGTGAGCCAGGCGGCGCAGCTGGGTACTGCGCAGAGCGTGGCCAACCTAGCCCAGCTGTCATCGGTATATGCCACGGCGCGCACGCTGGATCTGGTGATCAGCAGCGAGCCTTACCGTACCCGGGTGGGCCTGGCACGCATCAAGAGCTATGAGCACTGGACGGGTTTGCGAGCGGAGGGGCAGAGCCGGCTTGCTGCAGTCATTGGCCGGGCGGTGGCAGACGGACTGAGCCCACACGCGGCGCGCAAGCTGATTGAGGAAGCCCTGGGCGTTACCAAGTCCAAGGCTGCGCAGTACGCCCAAACCGACATTACGGACACGCTGCGCCAGGCACGCTGGGCTGAGGCCGAAGCCACGACGCAGGAACTGGGCATCAAGATTGGCATGCTGTGGACGTCAGCTTTGCAGCCCACCACCCGGCTCACGCATGCGATGCGCAATGGACGGGTGTATTCGACCGATGAGGTGAGGGCGTTTTATGGCCGAGATGGGAACCGGTACAACTGCCACTGTGGACAGACTGAGTGCTTGCTGGAAGCAAGCGGTAAGCCCATCCTAACGCCCCGATTGCGTCAAGCCATGTCTGATGACCTAGCTACATGGGCCAAATCATCGAAATAGATGGTGCGGAGAGAGGGAATCGAACCCTCTAAGGCGCCTCTTGGTCGGTCAATACTGGGCTTGCTCACACCTGATCCTCGTTTGGGTTGGTTTTTCACACCAGTACTCCGCAGTAACGCCAATCCGCACCAAACGCATGTCAACTTAAAGACGAATGAATTTTTCATAAAGGCTCCTACGAAGATGATGAGTTTTGCAACGTACATAAACGCGGTGGCGATCAATCCCAACCCAAACGAGATCGCGATGTGAATCTCAATACTTACCGGTAGTCCCAAGCTCGTAAAGCATCAGTTTTTTGACTGATGCCGTGATTCATTGATGAGGATGTTACTACAAAGTAGCTCCCTAGCATGGCTTGCATCTCCTTAGAGGCAAGCCCATGTCCAAAAAGCGAATCCACCTCGTCAGCGCCGTCAATGCGGCCAACATCAGCAAGTCCGGCAACACGTACACCATCCGGGATGTCGTCGGGGCAGTCGATGACATCGTGATGAACCGCAGGCTTTACCCGGCAGACCAGTTGGCCGCCGGCGTCAAGAGCCTGAACGGCAAGCCAGCGCCCGCCGGCCACCCTAAGAACAGCAAGGGGCAGCACATCAGCGCTGCCAACGGCGAGGCGTTGGCGGCTGCCTGGATTGGCGCCTACTGCACCAATGCCCGGCACGAGGGCGGGCGGACGTTGACCGATATCGTGGTCAACGGCGACATGGCCATGGCCACGGAGCAGGGCAAGAAGCTGGTGGAGCGCCTGGATGCGGCCATTGCCGGCACGAACGCAGATCCCGTCCATGTCAGCACGGGGCTGAACTTGATTGAGGTTGTGGCCAATGGGGAGAGCCACGGCAAGAAATACACCTCGATCGCCACCAACCTGCAATACGACCACTTGGCCATCCTGCTGGATGAGGTGGGCGCGGGCACGCCGGAGCAGGGCGTGGGCATGTTCCTCAACAGCGAGGGCGGGGAGGATGCCATCGAGACCATCCAGGTGAATCAGGAACCTGAAGACCGGCGCTATGAGGGCGCCATCGGCTGGCTGCGCAGCCTGTTCACCAACAAAGACATCAGCTTTGACCAAATTGCCAGTGGCCTGCAGCTCCTGGTGCCCGACTCTTGCTGGGTGCGGGAGGTTTTCCCAGGCTATGCGGTGTGGGTCGACCGCGATGGGAAGAACTGGCGCCAGGAGTATCACGCCTCCGAAAACGGCTCCGTAGCATGGGTTGGACAGCCTGTTGAAGTACTTCGGCAGGTTTCCTATGAACCTGTCACGAACCATCAGGAGATTGACATCGTGAAAGACCAAATCATTGCTGCGCTGAATGCCGCGGGCGTGAATGTCGATGGCCTCACCGAAGCGCAGCTGCTGCAGGCCTACAACTCCGTGGTGGCCAAGCCCCACCAGGAGGCGCTGGCTGCAGCGAACTCGAAGATCGCCGAATTCGAAGCAGCCAAGACCGCTGCCGAGAACAGCGAGCGCGATGCCCTGGCCGCCGAGCTGGCAACCAACAGCTCGCTGACTGCCGACGACTTCAAGGCCATGCCGCTGACCCGCTTGAAAGAGCTGAAGGCAAAGGCCGCACCGGTGAGCGTGGGCAACAGCCAGGAGCAGAAAAAGCCAGGCGACGAGTTTGCCGGCTACTCCATCAACAGCCTGATCGATGAAGGGAAGAAGTAATCATGCCCAACCTGATCTACCGCGGCCCTCACGACAAGCATCCGCGCACCGTCTCGGACAAGCCCGTGGCTGCAACCTTGCTGCCCGGCACGTTCGTGACCGAAGGCGCCACCACGTTGACCCAGGCGGCAGCCTTCGGCCCCAAGGTGCGCCTGTTGGCTCACCGTGATTTCTACGCCATCCCCGGTAGCTGGTTCAACGGCAGCGATCCGCTCAAGACGGCTTACGCGGCCAACGAGACGGGCGTGGCCTACGTCCTGGAGCCGGGCCAGCAGTACCAGGCCGCGATGGCTGCCGGGAACTACACGTATGGCCAGCCACTGACCATCGGCGCCGCCGGCCGCCTGACCGCTGCCGCCGCCGGCAACGTGGTGGTGGCCTTCGCCGACAAGGCTGCCAACGTCGCTGCAGGCGATCTGCTGGACGTCGAAATCGCCAACCACTACGCATTCGCCGCTTAAAGAGGGAGCCCACATGCTTCGTTTCACCCCTGACCAAGAAACCGCGCTGCTTGCTGCCCGCACGGCCTTCAACGCGAGCGCCGCCACTCTGGCCACCAACTCTGCCTTCGCGGATGGCTTTGGCAACCCCCTGGTGGGCAATGCCGCCCAGGTGCCGCTGGATGCCTGGCGCTCCATCGACACCCAGGCCGTGCAACTGCAGCGCGACCAGCTCGTGGTTTTCAACCGCCTGGCCGCCGCCAGCTCTCGCCCCGTGGGCATGGGCGAGTTGGTCAACTACTTCCCGAAGATCAGCGACTCGGGCGAGGTGCACGTGTCCATGGATGGCCGCTCCGAAGGCAAGGCCGACCAGGCGCTGATCCAGTACGAAGGCACACCGGTGCCCATCATCGACAGCCAGGCCCGCTTCGGCTGGCGTCAGATGGAAGTGCTGCGCCGCGGCGGTGGTTCGATCGACACCGACACGATCGCCAACCATCAGCGCAAGGTGGCTGAGAAGCTGGAAGACATCGCGCTGAACGGCTTCGCCGGCATTGATGTGGGCGGTGCCAAGATCTATGGCTTGCGCAACTTCCCGCAGCGCAGCACCGGTGTGCACGGCTTCACCCTGAAGGGTGCAAGCGGCGCCCAGTGGCTGGAGGTGTTCGAAGAGCAGGTAAATATGCACCTGGCGGACAACGCTTTCGGGCGCATCACGGTGTTCATGAACTACGGCGACTACACCTACGCCGACATCAACGAGTTCACCGCGGGCTACCCGAAGACCATCCTGCAGCGCATCCGCGAGATCAGCCAGATCGCTGAGATCGTGCCGGTGCCGCGCCTGGCTGCCGACGAGCTGATCTCGATCGCCAACATGACTTCGGGCCAGTGGGGCCGCATCCTGAACGGCATGCCTCTGGCTACCCGCCCCAAGGTGCGCCTGAACCCTGAAGACGACTACGTGTTCGGCGTGATCGCATCGGCAGTGCCGCAGTTCAAGAGCGACTATGAAGGCCGCTCGCAGATCGCCCACGCGACGAAGGCCTGACCATGAAGGTACGCGTTACCAATCTGAAGGGCCCCTGGCCCACGGGTGCCAAGGTCGGCGATGTCGTTGCGTTCGATGGCGAGGTCGTGCCGGCCTGGGCAGTCGGCAAGTGCACACCTGCGCCAGATGATGCCAATGGGGCCTTCCATTACGAGGCGAAGGTGGCGACAAGCGGTGGCTCCGACCGGGCGCACCAAGCGCGTGAAGTGGCCATTCAGGACGCCTTCGATGACTTGTGCGCTGAGCGTGACCAGGCGCTGCAGCAGCTTGAATCCGTCCGGGCTGCTTTGTCCGCGGCGCTCGATCGTGAAGCCGGCCTGCAGCATCAACTGGATGCCGCGCTTGCCGCCGCAGCCGGCCCGGTCGCAAAGACGCGCGCAGACCTGAACGCCGAAGCTGAGAAGCTGGGCATCAAGGTCGACGGGCGATGGTCGGATGAACGCTTGGCTGAAGAGATCGCGAAGGCAGGCAAGAAATGATCACGAGCACGCAAGCGTCCCAGTACCTGGATTCCGCGTTGGGCGTGAGCGTGCCCGTGTTCCTTCTGGATGCTGCCGTGGCCCGTGTCGCCACAGCCGAGCAGGCTATGGTGGATGCAGGCTACGACAACCACACCCAGATACTGGTCCAGTGCATGGCCGTGGCCCTGGTGGCTGCAGCCGGGGATCCGCGCCGCCTTTCCAGCCAGGGGGCGCCGTCTGGGGCCTCGCGTGGATTCAAGTACAAGGATGGGGACCTGACGGCGCTTCGGCGTTCGTTGTCCGCGCTGGATACCGCTGGTACGGTAGCCGCCATTGTTGGGCCTGACCCAGCTGGCGGCGCATTCATGTTTGTGGTGAATGGGTAGGTGTCAGGCGATTATTTAGGCTTAGAGCGTTGAGCCATTCATAAAAATTGCACCTGTGACGACACCTTTGCCTAGCATTATCAGCCCTCCGGGAGTCATCATTAGATCGGCGCTTTGGTAAATCAAAGCATCGTTTATTAAGAAATTCATTCCAAACGGTGTTGGCACGGCTGAGTAGGAGAATGGGTCGAAGAAATGGTATTTGGATATGGTCACTCCATTTGCGCCTACGCTTGCATCGACCCCAGTGAGAACCACTGCGTGGCCAATTCCAGGGCCATTTTGGAATGTAAGTATTACAGGCTTCTTCTGCTTTAGCTGGTTGAAAAGCACGGTAGGCAACGGCCACCCCAATACGAACTGCCCAGATACAACGGTCGATTTGCCGTGAATGTCCTTAATTACGCCATTTGTTGATGAAACCATCTGGGGTAATGATCCAGGGGCATTGTAGGTTCCTCCAGTAACGAGCTGAACAATTTTGTCTTGTTGCAGCTCTACACCTTGAAAGGACAAAACCATTTCGGCGCTAGATGCCCAGCACCACATGGTCTGGGCTTGGCGCCGGTAATGTGGCTTAAATTCGTCTTGCGTTATCCCAATAAATTCCGCAAAAGCATGGTTTGCCGTTGCAATCAAAACCAGTATTGCGCAGATGCTTCTAAGGTGCTTAAGCATATTCTTCCTCTTGTCTAGGGGATACGTCGGCAAGAGGAACTTTGCTCTAGAAACAAATTGTTAGCAATAGCCATTTTTCGGACTCCCTAGCATGCATAGATATGTCTGCATCCGCATCTTGGTCCTACACCGCTAAAGCAACCCATTGGCCACTCCTTGGCCGCGACGACTGGTCTGGCCAGAACACCTATGGGCCACCGGTCGTTTTCTACTGTGACTACAAGGCGGAGGCCGTGCGGTCTGCGGACGCCGGTGGCACTTCACCGCAGACCGGGGTGGAGCTGGCCTTGCGCCAGGTGCTCTACACCGAGTACGCGGCGGTCAAGCAGGGCGACTATGTCCTGATTGGCGAGAGTGCTGAAGCAGATCCGATTGCGGCTGGCGCTGCGGAGGTCCGCACGGTGGTGCGAGACGCAGACACCTTCGACCGGATCGCTGACGACTACAGGATCCTGACGTAATGGCCAAAGCACGCGTTACCAACCGGCTACCGCAGTTCGCGCACCTGGTGCAGGAAAAGGGCGTGAAGGGCGTCACCCAGGCGCTGATCTTGGGGGCGTCTGAGGCTTCGGTGATGACGCCCATAGACACCTCAACGCTGCTGAACAGCCAGTATCGACACGTGGAGAAAGAGGGCGCGAAGGTGGTTGGCACGGTCGGCTACACGGCTGAATACGCGGTGTCGGTGCATGACCCAAACGTGAAGCAGAAATTCCGCCGGACAAGCGCCGAGAAGGAGTTTCTTGCCAAGGGTTTCGAGAACGCCGAGCCCAATATCCGTGCAGTTGTCATCGGAGCGATAAAGACATGACGGCGAGCGAAGTCCTGCGCGAACTCCTTGCGCCAGCGCTGGCCGGCTGGCGGTTCCAGTTTGGTCGCTGGACCGATAGCGGGAATACCGAGCGTTATGCAGTTCTCCGGCCTATGGGCGGGCCCGCTGTTGGGCTGGTCCGCAAGCCTGCTTTTAGCCTGGTGCTGATCGGCAATAAAGCCGACGCCGCAGCCACTCCCGAGGAGAAGGCTCAGGAGCTCATTGCGCTGCTGATGGACGAGACAGGCTCCCTAGCATTCATTGAACCAGGTGAGCCGGTTTACTGGGCTACCGATGACGGGCGCCCGGTGGCCGAGCTGGCCATCTCAACCATCATGAATCGATAAGGAGCACCCCATGGGCGCACATGTAGGACGCGACGTAAAGGTCGAATTTGCCTTGAAGCCTGAGGCGCTGCCCAAACCAGCCGCCGGCGATTACAAGGTGCTGGGTATGATGCGTGCCAAGGCCTTGAACACCACCTGGGATACGGTGGACACAACCGCGGACAAGTCGCCGAACTTCACCAAGACCAGCCTGGTGACGTTCAAGAACGTGGAGTTCTCTGGCGACGGCGTGAGCTACGACGACGACGTGCACAACCAGTTCCTGCTGGAAAAGCATGTGGTGTCGCCGCCGGCCGAGACCGGCTACCAGCCCAAGGTGTGGTTCAAGATCACGTACCCCGGCGGCAAGGTCTACGAGGGCCCGTTCATTGTCAGCTCGTGGTCGAACGACAGCCCGTATGCCAATGAAGCCACATGGAGCATCAGCGCGGCCAGCAACGGCAATGTGGAGCTGACCCTGCCCGAGGGGCCCTGATGCTCACGGAGCATGGCCTTTCCCGGGTGGTGATGCCTGATGGCCGTGAGTTCACCTTTCGGCCTACCTTTCGCCGGATAGCCGAGCTGGGCCGGCCGCGTGAAGTGGTGCAGATCTTCCGCGGCCTTTTTGGCCAGCAGGCCCTGCTGAATGCGCGATACGTCCTGGCCGTCATGTGCGATCAGGATGATGTCTCACCCCTGATCGGCTGGCTGGACCTGGAGCAAGGCTGGCAGCCTGGCGCCATGCCTGTGCAAGAGCAGGTCTGCTTGGCCGCCCACCTGATGCGCCATGGCATGGTGGGCATGACACGGGGCGAGAGCAGGGGGGGCAAGGCCGCCGAAGAGTTTCAGGCGGCGGAGTACGTTGCCGCAGCCCGCGTGCACCTTGGGATGAGTGCGCAGGAGGCCGAAGCACTCAGCATGACTGAGTTCCAGGCCTTGTTCGAGATGAAGTTTCCGGACGCCAAGAAGAAGCGGGATGTGCCGACGCGGGAGGAGTACCGGGCAGCGATGGCGGCTATTCGGACGGGATGAAGCTAAGAATTGACGCGGAGTCGTGAGCGGGATTTCTCACCTAAGTATATTTTTTTGCGCGACATTATCGAGATGCGCACTAAAAGATGGCACGTACTCCTTTGCGTCGCAGGAAAGATGTTTTGCTTGGCAGTAGGGTTCTCAACTAATCTTGATCTTCATCATTTCCTTTACTATCGATATGGAAGCCATTTTCCATACCAGGATGTGATCAAGGGAGGCGATGATCTTGGGACTCTTAAATATAAAAATTGGAAAACGCTTGGCGTTTTCTTTCGGGGTGGTATTGGCAATTACTGCCGTTATATCTGCCATAGGCGTTTGGCGTTTGCAAGAGCTGGAAAAAGTAACTCAGCAGCTGACGCAAATAGATAATGAAAGAGTCAAAGCTACCTCGGACTGGCGTCAAACAGTTGAATTAAATTGGGTGCGTACTCGGGCAGCAGTCACGACCACTGACAGGCGCCACTTTGATGCTCTGCTTGCAGAGATGGACAAGACGTCTCAAACAACGAATGCTGCACGGACCGTTGTGGAGCGATTGATTCGCACAGATGCTGGCCGCGAATTGGTTGCAGCGATCGATAAAGCCCGCGAAGCTTATCGTGGCCCTAGAAGCGATCTTCTGAAACGCAAGGCGAACGGGGAAGATGTAACTGACGATCTTGAGAAAGTGATTGCGCCTCTTGCCGAGGCATATAACAAGTCACTACAAGAGTTTGAAGCACGTCAGCAGATGCTGTATGAGCGAACTAGAGATGAAGCAACCGCACAAGCCAAACAAGGCAGGATCATCATCATCGTTTGTACCGTGATTGCATTAGTGATTGGCGTTGTGGCAGCAAGACTGTTAAGCCTCTCTGTGACGCGTCCTCTGCAGGTTGCAGTCCGAAGTGCAGAAAATATTGCGAATGGAGATTTGACACAACCCATTCATTTTGAAGGCCGTGACGAGACTGCTGAACTGCTTAAAGCTCTGCAGAATATGCAAGCTAAATTGGCTGATGTGGTGGCAGGCGTGCGCTCTAATGCAGAAAGTGTTGCCACTGCGAGTGCACAAATTGCGCAAGGGAACAGCGATTTGTCTACCCGTACGGAAAGTCAGGCGAGTGCGCTGGAAGAGACCGCAGCTTCAATGGAGGAGCTTGGTTCGACCGTGCGTCAGAATGCCGACAACGCACTCCAAGCCAATCAACTGGCTCTAAAAGCTTCCACGGTAGCTGCCCAGGGCGGAGAGGTTGTTGCTCAGGTCGTGGATACGATGAAAGGTATCAATGACAGTAGCCAGAAAATTGCCGACATCATTGGAGTGATCGACAGCATTGCCTTCCAGACCAACATCCTGGCACTGAACGCCGCGGTGGAAGCGGCCCGTGCGGGTGAGCAAGGCCGTGGATTTGCGGTGGTGGCTTCTGAAGTGCGCTCGCTGGCCAGCCGCAGTGCGGAAGCCGCCAAGGAAATCAAGCAGTTGATATCCGCCAGTGTTGACCAGGTGGCGAAGGGCTCCCAGTTGGTGGATCAAGCGGGCAGCACGATGACGGAGGTGGTCAGCGCTATACGGCGGGTCACTGACATCATGGGTGAGATCAGCGCTGCAAGTAATGAGCAAAGCCAAGGTGTAGCTCAAGTAGGGGAAGCCGTGATGCAGATGGATCACACGACCCAGCAGAATGCTGCTTTGGTTGAGGAGAGTGCTGCCGCAGCGGGAAGCTTGAATTCTCAAGCTAGCCAGCTGGTAGGTGCGGTTTCCGTGTTTCGCCTGCCGGGCGGCCAGGCGCTGCAGCTGCTAAGTTCTGACCGTCAAGGTTAAGGACGTAAAAGCCCCTCTCGAGGGGCTTTTTTATGCTTGGCTTTTGCTGCAAAAAACTCCTGGCTTGAACTAGCCATGGTTAGAAACCACCGCCTTGTGCAGCGGAGCCTAGTGCTATCAGGGCGTAGCGTCCCTAGCATGCCTCTGGAACATCCGGAGTGCATGCTGTGGCAGAGAAAGTCGGCGAGATTTATTACGACGTGACGCTAGATCTTGATCAGATGATCAAGGATCAGCGTCGAGCGCAGCAGAACCTGAACAAGACGGCCGACAGCCTGCAGCGGTTGGCGCCGATTGCAGCGGCCGCCAAGGCTGCGCTGTCCGGCCTGGCGGTGATGAAGATCATCGACATGGCGGACGAGTGGGGGCAGTACGCCAGCCGTATCAAGCAGGCCACCAAGAGCACAGAGGAATACGCGCAGGTTCAGGAGCGCATGCTGCAGTCTGCGAACCAGACTTTCCGCTCCATCAACGAAACCCGGGAATCCTTCATTCAGCTTTCGCCTGTGCTGCGGGAGATGGGGCTTTCGCTTGGGCAATCCATCGATGTGATCGACACTTTCAGCGGGCTGCTGGTGGTGAACGCGGCCAGCACAGAAAAGGCCAAGGGTGCCCAGGATGCGCTGGCCAAGTCCTTGCAGAAGGGCAAGATCGATGCGGATGCTTGGATGAGCATCTATTCCACCCTGGACAGCGTGGTGGACATCATTGCCGAGAGCAGTGGCAAGAGCGCAGAGGAGATCCGCAAGCTGGGCGCCGAGGGCAAGCTGGGTATTGACGTGTTTGTGAATGCGCTTTCCGACGGGGCACCTAAGGTAGCCAAGCAGATGGCGGAGATGCCGACCACTGTGCGCGATGCCATCCAGTCAGTCGCGAATGGGTTGCAGGAATACATCGGCTGGAGCAACGAGGCGCATGGAATTACCGCGACCATTGCCGGCGTCGTGAAAACGCTGGGGGAGAACTTCAGCACTCTTGCGGATGTGGCACTGCTGGCCGTAACCGCCGGGCTGGCGCGTTACGTTGGAGGCATGACTGCCGCGGCGGTGGCCACTGCCGCCAAGACTGCGGCTGCGAGGAGTGCGGCCGTTGCTGAATTGGCTTTGGCTGAGGCAGAGGTTGCGCAAACTGCGGCAGCCTTGGCAAAGGTGCGAGCACTTTCTGCGATGACAGCAAACACGGCCCAGGTAACGGCGGCCACTCTAGCGCTGGAGGTGGCCGAGAAGCGTCTCGCAGCGGCCCAAGCTGTCGCAGTTGCCTCCTCCACAGCATTGGGCGCGGCCTTGAAAGGCATCTTGGGGTTTCTGGGTGGACCGGTGGGCATCGCTGTTATGGCGGCCCTGGCTGCCGCCAGCTTCATCGGTCTTGGAGATAGCGCGGCTAAGGCTGTCCCCAAGGTGGATGAGCTGACCGCCTCCATGGACAAGCTGACGGCTGCCCAGCTTGAGAACCAGCGGAACAAAGCCGCAGACGCGATCGGGCAACTGACCCAGAAGGCGCGAGAAGCAAATGCAGCCGTGACAGCACTGGAGCGTGACCAGGCGGCGCTGAACAAGCAGTTCCAGGCGGGCCGCGGTGGGATTGACGCGGAGGGCCTCGATAACGTCAACCGCTCGCTGACCGAAGCCAGAGCCAATGCTGACGCTGCAACTAAAGAGCTGCAGGAGATGATCAACGCTGACTACAAGCTGGCCGCGGCCCAAAAGCAGCGGTCAACCGCAGCAAATAGCGGCGCACGCGTCACCCGCAGCGACCCTGAGGTGCAAAAGCGGCTAGCGGCCATGCGTGAAGAGGAGGAGCTTGCCAAATTGACGGGGGTGGCCCGGGCGCGGCTCCAGGCCATCCAGAAGCTCGGAAGCAATGCCACGGCAGAAGAGCGGGCCGAAGCAGAGAGGCTGGCCACCTCCATCTACAACCTGGAACAAGCGCAGAAGAAGCTAAACGAAACCGCGAAGGCAGGGAAGTTCGATAGCAAGAGTTACCTGCTGGGTCTGCGCGCAGATGCAACGGAGGCGGGGCTTGCCAAGATTGACGCCGATG